CCCAAACGCTGGCCCCAACGCTGGCCCTAACGCTGGCCCAAACGCTGTCCCAAACGCTGGCCCCAACGCTGTCCCAAACGCTGGCCCTAACGCTGGCCCCAACGCTGGCCCTAACGCTGTCCCAAACGCTGGCCCTAACGCTGTCCCAAACGCTGGCCCATTCTTTCAGCAAGGAAAGGTGTTTCTTGGTAATCTTCTTTGGCGGCTCAATGTCACGGAACGGATGAACGATATTTTTCCCTTCGGGGAGAATCTTCCGCAGTTTCTTCTCCCACAATACCCACTCGTCCGACGCGGCAAACTCATGCGCCGATGTCCACCAAGACGGCTTGGCTTTCTCGTCCAGCCGAAACTTCCACTCATCGGGATTGAGATAGTCCCTGTTCAGCGGGGCAATCTCGACTCGGGCGAAGTTGTGGCCGTCGTCTTTCAACCCGGCGTCTTGGATTAAATTTTCATGTGAATCAACGCCGAATTTCCAGATGACCTTGCAATCTTCGGTAACTAAACAAGAGAACGCTTTGCACATTAGTCTATCCTCCCGTTTCTTTCCCGTTCTTCCTTCGCCGCTTGCTCGGTTTCCTGCCGCGTCATTTCGTCGGCCCAATCATCCGAATCCCCAAGGTTGACATCGGGGAATCCGTCCGCATCTTGGACGATTTCTTTTTCCTTGGTAAACCCATCAGGAACCGGGGGGAAGATGGGCGGCAACGGAAACAGGGCGTTCAGCATCCGTTGAAATATCGGGTGCGACTGATCGTTCCTGGTTTCCCGGTTTGTTTCCATTTTATTCTCCTTGAAAATTATCCTTGACGTTTTGCAAACTCGCCGTATTTTTTGAGTAGAACGAAATGGGAGGAAACATCATGTGGATCATTTTTCTTTCACCATTCCCCAAGCCGCGACCGATGCCGCCGGATATAGTCCTCGATATCTTCGGCGGTGAATCGGCGTCTCTTTCCGATGATTGTGTATCTGATGGCCCTGGCGTCAACGAGTCCCTTGAAGGTTTTGACGCTGACCCGGAGCCAACCAGCCGCTTCTTTGTTTGTCAAGAGTGCGTCTCTACTCACTAGGGGCGTATCCATGTTCTCGTTCATTTGTCTATTCCCGAACATAATCTACGCATTTTATATTGTTTTGTCAAGTAATTTCGAAATTATTTAACAATTTGTTATATTATGCGAAATCAACAAGATGGCTTGACAATCCGTAACGGTTCCCCTAAAATACCCCTAGCCATGCTCCAAGAATCAGACGTTGTTATCCAAAGACTAATATCCGAGGTCAAGAAACTCGGGTGGGGCCACAACAGAATACCGCGTCAACCCTGATGGCCTCCAAGATCGGCCAGGGGGCCACGTTAGCCGATGTTATGCTAGTCCTCGGTCATAGCAAGGTAGAAACTACCGTCCGGTATCAACACTCGGCGCAAGATCGGATGAGGACGGCCCTTGAATCCATCCCGGAAATCTGCTATTCTCCGGCCGTGAAACACGATAAAAAGCCCCGAAAGTCCCGCGAGCTTGAGGCAAAGTCCGCTAAATCAAAAATTAAATTGCTAGACGAAACCGGTTTTCCCCATATAGAAGCGGAAACGAGTGGAAGATTTTAGGCCTTTCTGGACAGGTTAAGGCAGACTTGAGGCAAATTATTTTTGATTCTTCCAGACTCGGTAATCGTCGGGACTTTCGAAGGCCAGGAATCCACCGTCAACCCTGACAATCTTCGCGGCCCAGGGGGCCAATTTCTTGGCCTCCGCCAACGTTGCGCAGTCAAAAAATGATTTTCTCATTTTGTTTCCCCTTGTATTTTACGCCCGGATATCATCGGAAGTAAAGACACTTTCCCCGAATCCGTTAATGATAAACCAGCCGCCCGATCCGAGGGCTAGGCGTTCTCCGCTCGGAAGGTCGATCGATACGCTATATTCCGGGCTTGTTTGATCTGGAGTAAATGAGGATTCGGGCTGTTTCTCAATCTCTCCGCCGGTGTATTCCGCCAACACCGCCGCGTCTTGGTAGTTCATTTCTCCACCTGGAAAGCCGCGTTTTCGGTGTTGATCGAAAGCGTAAACAGGTCGCCGGACTGATCGAATCCTCCTACGGGATTTCCATTTTTGTCCCTCACCGTCCCGTTCCGCTCTCCTAGTTGAACACGAACGGAAACTTCTTCTAAGATTCTTGAAACTTCATCCATGATTATTTTTCCTATTTCTGGTTTAATTCTTCCCATCGACATAAAACCTCATTGTTAAATTCTTCCGATAAAATCTCATAAATACCGGGAACGGATAAAAGACTTGAGGCTCGGTTTTCGTCCAAAACTTCGGCCAGAATTTTGTCAAACTCGTCGTTGGTGATTTTTTTCATGGCTTTCTCCTTTTTCCTTTATTGAAAAATACAGGCTCCTACACAATAGACGATATATAGCCCGACAACGAGGAATAGGGCGGTTATTACTTCCCCGATAGTCGGCTTATCCGGGCGGCTCGGTTTTGGGCTTGTCATGCTCTTGCTTCCGCGTCCGCTCGGTTTTCCCGGCCAGCCCATCCATCCGCGTACCCTTGAGAGTAATTATCGGCCCATGGATAGGACGGCCGGTCTATTAGGGAATACGAGCCTATTAGCCGGTCAAGATGCCCGTCCCTGTACCCTTCGCGGTAATTAGACGTTTCCCGGTCTGTCATGGAATTATTCATCAAGGAAAGCTTCCGCAACTTCGCGGAAATTGATGGAGGAAATGGCCGCGTTTAACAGATCAGAATACATTGACGCTCCCATGTCCGGGGCGTTTTCATCGACGTATTCCTTGATTGCCAGGGACGCATGGTAAACGTCCTTGCCCTTGACTAATTCCCTGGCGTGGTTATAGGTTGACTCGTCATTGGTCAACCAAAGATGGCATCCCCATGTCTCATAATTAGTCCAGCCGTTATACGTTTCGCCTTTTTCGCTCATGTTTTCTCCTTATTTCCCTTGGTAGCACTCAAGTTGTTGCCGGATCGGTCCAGAAAAACGCTACGCCGAGTTTTCCCCTGCCCAGGTTTTCTAGCCCGTTTCGGCGCGTGAAGTCTTCAAAAGACGAAAAACTTTCAAACGATCCGAAGTTATACGGCCCGTCTGACCCTTTCCAGCCGGCAACCAGTACCTCTCGCCCGTTGTCAAAAGAGTAAAACGTCCACTCTCCACGGTTGGCCTTCATGATGTCTTTAATATCGTTCATGTCTTTCTCCTTTCGAGTATAATCTACCGCGTATTATTATCAATGTCAAGTCATTTTGTCAAGATTTGCTATTTATAGGCCCGTATCTTGTTGATTATTAAGCATTAATAAATCTTCATTTTGTCAAAGATTCTAGTCCAGATTTTTTCTGCTATTTATAGACTTTTCCCGGCTATATAGACCGGCGAGGATCGAGGTTGATTAGATTGCCTGGTATGCCTGGTATGCCTGGAGATCGACGCCGGCGCTCTTGGCCGGCCCGGCCCCATGACCGGCCGCCGCCTATGCCCATTTGTAGATGCCCATTCTCTTGTTTACCCGTTATGCCCATTATGTTTATTATCTTATTATCTTAGCATCTTAGCATCTTAGCATATGTCCATTTACTATACATATATGTATATATAAGACCATTCTATTAGTTTCTTATTAGATTATTCTCTTATCTTCTTCTTAATCAATATCTTATAACTAAGTTAATAAGCTAATAAGTTACTAATAACTAAGTTACTAAGTTACTAAGTTACTAAGTTACTAATAACTAATAACTAAGATATAATATACCCATTAGATACTAAGCTATAATATATATATTCTTATACTAAGATATAGACCATTAGCTAAGCTACTAAGTATAGACCATTAGCTAAGCTAATAAGCTACTAAGATACTAAGATACTAAGATATAGCTAAGCTACTAAGATATGCTACTGATCTACCGGCCCATTAAACCATTACCCATTAGCCCGTTGACCACTAGACCACCAGCCACCACCCCCCAGTGGCCCAGCGCACGGGAGATAGTCTCCGAAAAAATACCGATAAGTGAATAGGCATAAGGGGCATAAGGGGTATAATAGGCATAAGGGGCATAGTTGGTTGGGCCGGGGGGGGACGGTGAGATATATCGTTGGTAAGATATGGGTTCTGCATAGTTTATGGTTGAAATAAGGCGGGAGAGAGGCAGATATTCACAGGTTTTCCACAGGATATCCACAGGATTTCCACAAGCAAAAGAGGTGGTAAGTGGGTGATAATGCGGGGGATGGGCTGTGAGTGCTAAAAAAGTAGCATGGTCTCTTATTATTATACCCATTAGTAGATAAGAGATAAGAGATAAGAGATAAGAAATAGACCATTTCTTTCTGATCTTTCTTGGTCTTATCTTAGATACTTAGATACTTAGATACTTAGATACTTAGATACTTAGATACTTAGATACTTAGATACTTAGATACTGGGCGGAGGTGGTCGAAAACGGGCAATTTTAGGAACTTGCCAAAAACGAGAGGTTTGGAAAAAATAATTTAAAATATTTTTTATTATAGCATTATCATTAAGATAGTGGCTAAACTGCACAGTATTCGGGCGGTCGAAAACTTGACAAATGGCAAAGAAAGTGTTAGATTATACTTAGGGGGGAATATTTCGAGGCTCGTTTGGATATGAGGCTGATTATGTCATACACGGCTGATTCGATCAAAGACCTGAAACATCGGGTGGGGGCATTGGAGCAGGAGAACAAGTGGAAGGACGAGGAGATTATGACCCTATCTAGGCAGGTCAATCAGGTCATTGAGTATTTGAAGATTAAGCCGGGGATGGTCCCTGTTGCGGATACGGCTACGGCCAAGAGGGAAGCGATTGGAGATGGGTTAGATGCCGATTAAGGCGGAGAGGGCGTTACGTAAGTCGGCCTCGAAGAAGGGGCTTACGGGTGAACGTAAAGACGCGTATATCTTCGGGACGCTAAGGAACCTTGGTTGGCGTCCGCCCAGGGAGAGTGGGCGTCGCGGCGGTTCCGGTAAGCGCGGTCGGTGACATTTGATTTTCTACTTTGGTGGGGATGGCTCTAATCTGCAACCTTGTGGAAGCAACGCAGTATTAGCAACGTCGTGCATGAAATGCCATAGCCGGGTAAACTTCCGGCTTGACGGCGGGGCGTACGACCCCGAGTTCGACGACGAAGACTCAACCCGTTTAGGGTGTCCATACTGCGGCTTCCGCAACGTTGTAGGTCGGATACGCGGGAAGTGGATAAAGCCACACCGCAGATTTTTGACGACGCACTAGACTATTAGACTATTAGACTCTAGACTATCTGGGGGTAGGGTTTGGATACAGAAACCAAGAAGGCCAAGTCGTCTAAGGTTGACTATGAAAAAAGCGACGTGACGGAGTGGCCCGGCGGTCTGCCTATCGACCTGACCAGAAAAAACAAAGAGGGCCTTACTCTCGAAGAACGTCTCTCCAAACACATCAAGGAAGAACTAGACCAAGAAGCCGAGAACCAGTCCAAGCTGATAGAGAAAATCGAGAAGTGGCAAAATCTCTACAAGGGAAAGAAGAAACCTAAATCTAAGCCGTGGGCCAATAGCGCGAACGTAGCAGTTCCGCTGACCCGCATCAACATCGACACGGTTCACGTCCGTATCGTTGACGCGATCTTTAACAGGCGTCGTCCGTTCATCGTCAAGGCCAAGAGGCCCGAGTTCATTGAGATTGCCAAGCAGGTTGAGGACGCTCTCGACTGGCTGTTCACCAACGTAATCAAACTCAGAAAGAAACTCGTCTCCCCGCTTCTCCAGCAGTTGAAGGTCGGGACGGCGATTCTCTACCTGATGTGGGTTACGAAGAACCGGACGATTTACCGCTACGCAAACAAAGAAGAAATAGCAGACAAGCTGGTTAAGAAATACAAGTCCGGCGGCTCTACGCCTATCGTCAAGGACACGCAGTCCATCTACGAGGGGCCGGATATTGTCCCTGTCCCGAGAGAAGATTTCATTATCTCGTCTGACGCGACGGACATTGACGACGCGTACCTGTGCGGGTTTCGGAAGCGGTATCGCAAGTACGAGATTGATCTAAACGTCAAGCGCGGACTGTGGCGTGGAGAGGCGGCGGAGAAGATTCTCTCGCCAGATAAGGCGACCGACAACGAGGAGACTCGGGCCGCAAACCAGAGCAAAGAACTCGACAAGACCGACTTCTCCAAGCCGTATGAGATTTGGACTCTGTGGATATCGTATGACGTGGACGGCGACGGGGAGCCGGACGATATCATGGTGACGTTTCACAAAGATACCGGGGCCATCTTAAAGGCAATATATTCCCCTGCGTTTACGGGGCAGAGGCCGTTTGTGAAACTCGTCGGGAATCCGACAGAGTATGCCTTCGACGGGGAGGGCTTCTGCGAGGTCATGTATTCGATCAACGAGGAAGTTGACACGATCCATAACCAACGGCTCGATCGGATGTCAATGATTAACTCGCTGATGACCATCACCAAAGATGGCTCCGGTCTTGAAAACTTCAAGTTGGAACTCGGGAAGAATTGGGTTACGGACATGAATCCCGAGGAAGTGTTCAAGGAGATTAAGTTCTCTGACCAGTACCCGTCAACACAGATGGAGGAGGCTACGCTCACGCAGTTGGGCGAGAAGGTGACGGGGAATACTCCGGCGTTGCAAGGTCAATCGCTGGCCGAGCGTCCGGTTTTCAAAGACACGCAGGCGTTGCTTGCGGAGTCGAATAAAAAGTTCAAGGCGATGATTGATAACATCGTCGCGGGACTTACGGAATCGGGATACCAAACTCTTGAACTGTACGCTCAGTACGAGCCACAGATTACGTATAAGGTGCTTGGAAAAGACGGGAGGTGGGCGGACCACTCGGTGACGTTGCCGATCACGTCGATTAGGGACGGGCTGGAGATTAGTTTGGCGGCGTCGTCTGACGTTATGAGCCGGGAAGCAAGGCGCGAACTCAATCAGAATTTGTACATGATGACTTCGGATTATCTTACCAAGATGGCTTCTACGGCGCAGGCGTTGACCGATCAAAATGTTCCGCCGGAGTTCAAGAAGTTCCTGCTTGAGTCGGGGAAGGTTGCGGCGAGATTGTTCAGAGACATTCTGTATGACTCGGATCGACCGGACGCCGAGGAGTTGGCGGTTGATCCTGGGAAGATTATGGACGCGCAGGCTCTACTTGCGCCACCACCTCCTCCGCCGCCGCCGCAGATGCCGCCCGGTCCTCCGGGGCCGCAAGTCGCCCCGCAAGGCCCCCCGCCAGATATGGGCGAAATGATGGGGGGCTGATATGGCCTTCAATCGTGAACTAGAGCGAGAGTTTGGAAATATCTCTGATACTAATTTTTGGAAACGTTTCGTTGACGAACTCACCAGAAGAAGGAAACAGATTACCTCACAACTTGAATGTGGAGAATCAATCGGGAAACCGTGTGTTCGCGGTGATGTGTGGCAAGCAGAATTGAGGGTGTGGGATAGCGTCCTCAAGATGCCAGATAAAATTATCGGCTACGAAAAAGAAAATAAAGAAAACGATGTGGCCGAAAGGGGAGAGTAAAAAATATGTTTGACGGACAAGGGGTGACGCTGGAAAACTCCGCAGTACCCGACACCTGGCAGGGGGCCGTTCCCGCTGGTGGAACCGGGGAGCCGGGACCAGAACAGTCTCCCGAAAGTTCGGAGCAAGAAGGGCTGGACCAAGCCGGACAAAAGGCCGCGAGTGGCGCGGCGGGTGACGGGAAAGGGAAAACTGAGGCAAACCAGGGACAGGCCGGACAAGGACAGTTCGCTGGAAAAACCGCCGAAGACCTTATCTCCATCATCACAGAGCAGAACCGCTACATCAGCCGCCAGGGAAACGCTATCGGGAAGGTCAACGCCCTGGAACAACAGTTGGCGGAACTGCAAAATCGTTTAGCGGAACAGGGACAGTTTATTGCCCAACAACAGCAACCGCAGTATCGGCAACCACAGCCGCAGATGCCGGAGTTTGATATTACAAACCCGGCTCCGTACATCAACCACCTAGCAGAGCAAATGGTCGAACAACGCCTCGCGGAACGCCTCGGGGCGAGGGACCGTTTTCTGCAAGACTACCAAGCGCGTGAGAATCAGCGAATCGCACAGGAGGCCCAAATCAATTACATTGAGGGGCGGGACGCGGCCCTAAACCAGAATCCCGACTTGTTTGGTGGAATTGAGGCGGACGTTGAACAGGCGGTTCGCAACAGCGTGAAACAGGGGATCATCACCCCGGCCATGTTGCGCTCACCGAGAACTTGGATTAGGGCGGCCCAGGTGTTGCGGCTGGAGAGAGACGAGGTGGACAAGATTGCCACGCGTCGTCCGGTAAAGCCGGTTGAAGTTGAAAAACCGGGCAGACCGTCCACGTTTAGCGAAGACGATATTTTCTTGAGCGACGCCGACCGAGAGGAAATGCGTCGCTTCGGGATTTCAGAACAAGAGGCGAAGGAGAACATCCGTATTGCTATGCAAGCCAGGGCGCAGGGGCTTCAAAAGTAAGGCAACGGTGGAGAAAAAAAATGAATCTTGCAGACATCAAAATCGTTGACCTGAAAACCAGCGTCGTGGACGAGAAACTTAGCAAGCCGAAGGATGGCAACTACGAGTTCAAGTCCAAGAAGTATATCGACTACAAGGGGCGTTCGGGGAGGCCGGATTATTGGTTTACGTGGATTCGGCACGAACCGTCGAACAACTTTCGGGAGGAGCGCGAGGCTAGATATAACTCCTACACCTACGTGGTGCAGGGCGTTGATCCATATTGGCCGGAACCGCTAGTTCCAGATGCAGAGGGGCATTATGTCTATGGAGACGTTGTGCTTATGAAACGCCCGCTTCTCACAGAGCTTGACGCGAGGATCAAGAACGCCGAGTTGTCCAGGGGGATGGCTAAGGCGAAGGTCAACGCGTTCAATAACGCCCTAATCGGAGAGAACGCCGAGTTGTCGGACAAGATGATTAAGTCAATTCTTGGGATGTGAATATCGTTTTGGCCGTCGTCTCCTTCTTGGCATAGGACAAATCATAGGAGATTACGATGGCTGTTGAAACCGTTCAGATGATTTCGGGACGGGCCGAGGTTATTGGCTTTCCCGAGGACGGGACCGACGAGACGTTCAAAAACGGCGATCTTGTTGGCCTCACGACTAGCGGGACCGTGACCATTGCCGCCGCCGGAAAGATTTTGGGCATCGCCCGGCGCGACGCCACCGGCGTGGCGAATACCACGATTCCCGTTGAATTGGTTGACTATGAGGGCATCTATTCGGCCCCTAACGCCAGCGGAACTACCGCCGCGCAGACTCAGGTTGGTGACGAACTGACCTTTGACTTTACGGCTGGAGCGCAGACGCTTGGCTCGACCGGGACCGATTGCGTTGTTCTCGCCCTGGACCCCCGCGATCTTACGGCGGGTGCTGGCAGGGCCGGTGGGCGGCTGTATTTCCGATTCCAAACCCACCTGTCTGATACTCCCACTGGATGAGTAGGACACGGATAGGAAACAGGGAGTAGAGGAGAACACCAATGGCTACTATTACCACTAGGTTTGACGCCACCACCAACCGAGACTTGCTCAAGGAAGGCGGGGTACGAAAGATTTTCGACACGACCGTGCGGGAAGCACAGGTCTTCTACAAAGAACTTGTCAACGACGGGAAGACGGGCGACGAGTACGTGCGCGATCAGCGGTTGGCTGGACTCGGCGCGGCCGTTGAGATTCAGGAAGGCCAGAACATTCCGATTGACGTTCCGGTTCTCGGGACGGCCAAGACCTACACTCAGCGCGAGTTCGGTTCCGGCTTCCGCATGACTCACCGGATGGACAAGTTCAACAAGTACAATCTCTGGAAGCGGTGGTCTAAAGACCTCGCCCGGACAATGAAGGAAAGCAAGGATATTGAAATCCATGTTATGTTCAATAACCCGACCTCGACCTCGTTGACCTGCGGCGTTGGCTTTGACACGCTGGCGATTGCGAACACCACCCACACCGGCTTGGCTGACGGGACGAGCGACAACTACGACAACTACCTTGCGGCCGCGTTGTCCTACTCGGCCCTTGAGTCTGCGCGGTATTACTTCAAGACTTTGAAGGACGATAAGGGGATGTTGGTTGGCGGAACGGCGACACATCTTGTTTTCGAGCCGACTCTCTACACGACCGCTTTTGAACTCACGAAGTCGAGTGGCCGTCCGCATGAGATGTCAAACACGAAGAACGCCTTCGAGAACGCCGGGTTCAAACTGTATGAAGACCCGCGCCTGACCTCGACAACGGCGTGGTTCATGCTGGACAAGAAGTCTCCGTATTTTGACTTCAATGTGCTTACGTCCGAGGAACCGTTCATGGTGACCAAGGATGCGCCGGACAACACGCTTGACCGGGTTGCTATTTCTCACCAGATGTTCACCTACGGATGGGGCGACGCTCGGGCCTGCTATTGGGGCAACACCTGAGAATAGGTTCTGAGTGGGGTTGATGATGATTACCAAGGGGGCCGGGTTATGGCTCGGCCCCCGACTTTATCTCTCTCCTATGGGGGGGGCGGCCTGACCCGAAGGCGGGCAGGATAGGGGGTTATTCAAGTGGCCGTGACGAGCGATAGAACAACGATTCCGCTTGGTTCTGAAAGCGGAAGGGCGCAGAGTATTGTTGTCGTCCCGGCGCAGACTGCCAGCGATAAGCCCGGCATTCTTGCGTTTGAGGCGGTCGATAACTCTGGAGTACGAACCAGATACTTTACGTGGTTTGATAGCAACGGGTCCTACAGGTATCACACCTCGATTCCTACGGACCAGGACAGCGACGGTTCCACGATTACTTCGGGCGCGAGTGCGGCCCTGTCCAACCTGTCCGGAGTGGCGATCAACACTTCGTTGATTTCCGACACGGACAACACGGACGACCTTGGTTCGTCCTCGATTGCCTGGAAGCGGGTGTATTTTGGAACGTCCCTGATTAATGTCGGGACGACCTACGACACCACGATTTCGGTTACGGAGCCTGCGGCCAACAGGACGATTACGCTTGGCGATCCCGGCGGGAACGACAGCGTTGCGTACTTGGCGGCTTCCCAGGCTTTGACAAACAAAACCTATGACGGGTTGACGGTTTCGGCTTCGTCCAACACCTTCACCCTTACTCGCGGAACGGCCACGATTTCGCTGGCCGAGGGGAACACGGACATCGCCCTGGGCGCGGCCGCGCAGTTGGATATTGCCGCCGCTAAGACGGTTAACATTGACCAGAACCTTACGGTCAACACGGAAGCCGTTACGCTGAACCAGAGCCTTTCTACGACCGACGACGTTACGTTTGCGGCCCTGACGGTGACGAGCGTTACCGATGGGACTGCGACGCTGACGGCTGGCGGGCTGACGGGGCTTGCCTCTCTGACGGTTGCGGGTGCGCTTGCGGCTGGCGCGACCGTTACCTGTAAAGGTATCGTCAACACCACCACGGCGATTGACTCTACGGCCAATATTCAGATTGGCGCGGATAATGTTTACCTGACCTTGGGAGCGTCCGACGACTCAGACTCCAAGGTTTACTTCAATGCGACGAGTCTGTGTTTTTGGGATTCCGATACGGCGACGACCTACACCCTTCGGCAGTTGGCGACCGGTACGACCCTTAACCCGTATGTGACCGGCGATCTTACTATTGCCGATGGAAAGTTCAACTGGACGGATGCTTCCGCTGAAGCGGCCGCAGTCTGGACCTTTGCCGGAACCACGACCACGGATATTGCCATCGCTTCCAGTATTTCGACGGGAACGGTTCTGTCCATCACGGCGGATTCGTGTGCTAACGGGAAGCTGGCGTATCTTGACGCCGACGGGGGCGTTGGGGCTACCGGGTACTACATCTACTGCTACAACGGGAGCGCGGCGAAGTTCACGGTTGGCGAGAACGGCGCGACGGTCATTGGCGGGAACGCCTCTGGTACGGACGCCCTGACCTTGACGGCCGGAGATATTCTGGTTACGTCCGGTCACATTGACATCACGACCGGAAACCTTGCTCTGGCGAACGGCCAGTTCACGGTTGCGACCGATACCGATTCTGCCCACAAGATTGCCAGAAACAACGCTACGGGGACGGCCCCTGTTCTGGAGATTGAGGAAACTCATACTACCGGCGGAACGACCCTGTTGGTGGACTCGAACGCTACCGACGGAAATGACGCCCTCCAGGTTACGCATGACGGAACGGGTTACGGCCTGAGCGTCATTGGGACTGCGGTTACTGGTAAACAGGCTTTATTCCAAGGCCCGGCCTCGCAGACGGCTTCGATTGTTGCTATTGATGGCTCTACCGGATCGTGGATTGGAGCGGCTACTACAGGTATGTTGCACCTGACGACCGACGGTGCGCTGGTTGCCGATGCTTCCTGTATTCGGATTGCCTCTAGCGGGAACATCTCTGCCGCGAACGACGGATACGCTCTTGAGATTGTCGAAACCGGAAACGCCCAGGCTACGTCCTATGCCGTGCGGATTGCTTCTACGAATAACGAAGCCCTGCACGTTGACACCGGGCTGTCGCTGTTTGACGAGCGGGTGACGATTACCCTGGCTGATAACACCGGCCCGGCCCTGGCCGTCACCAACCCGGATACGACCGGAAACACTAACGCCGTGACGATTGCTCCGTCCGGTTCCGGCGCGGGTCTTTATATCAACCCGCAGGAAACCGACACGGTTGGCATTAAGGTTGAGGCGAAAGCGGCCTCCACGGTTTCTCAGATTGTGTTGGATGTCGCTACGAATAACTGGAGCGGCGCGGCTAACGTCGGCGTCATTCATTGTGCGGCTGACGCGGCCTTTGCTGATGTCGCGGCTTCGGAAATTTACCTTGCGGCCTCGAATGCGATCAACGATTCTCGCGGGCATTGTCTGCGGATCGTGGATTCGTCCAACGTGGCCGGAACGATGGGCTATCCCGCTTACATTACGTCAAATGATGCGACGATGGGCGGACTGCTCATTACTACTCACGCCAGCGGGACCGCCCTTGCCGTGTCTGCTGGTAATACTGACATTGACGGCCCGGCTAGTTTCGGCTCCACGTTCTTCTTAGACGGGTCGCCGGATACGGCCAACGCCGCTGACTCGGCTATTTCCGTTACTACGTCGGTTACGTACATTGACACCACGATTGGTGCTTGCGCTGGTATGACGCTGGCTGACGGAACGCAGGGTCAGGTGAAACTCATCACCATGACGGTGGACAACGGGGACGCCACGGTTACCCCGGCTAACCCGCTTGGGTTTGCGACGGTTAAGTTCACGGCTATCGGGCAGACCGCGTTGCTGGTTTTCTTGGCTAGCAAGTGGCGGCTGATCCACGCCTACGGCGCGACCATCGCGTAAGGTGGAATTACTGTAAAACCGGGGGCGGGTAACACCGCCCCCTAATTTCTAATCTACACAAGGAGAGTGTCGAATGGACCTTCGGGAACGCTTGAAGGATGTCGAGGAACGGAACCGAAAGTTCAACGAGGAAATTAAACTCCTCGCTGAAAAGCGGACCGAGATCGACAAGCGCATCAGTGCGTTGCGGGATGAAGCCATTAGGCAGACGGGAGAGTTTGCGGCTCTTACGGCCCTTTTGGAAGAAGAAAAGAAAGAGGCCGAAAAGAAGCAGGCTGGCGAGATTGAGAAAGCCGAGAAGGTAGAACCTTCCGGCTGTGTCAACCAGGGCGTCTGAGTTGGCAACGGCTTTCCGGGTTGAGCCGAATCAGGAATCAACCCGGACCATAACCCCACAAGGAGGTTAGGATATGAGTCAAACATTCTACGGCAATATTTACATTTGCGATACGGCGGGGACGGTCGTTACCGACAAGCCGATTTTGGTCAAGAAGGTCGTGCTGTATCCTAACGCCGATGGGGACACGGCCCTTCTGAAGTTTTGGGACCCCCAAACCAAATACGATGAGGAGTCTGGAACGTATAGTTCTAGTACGATCAAGGGTACCATCACAAGCGGGACAACGCTGACGATGGCAAGCGGAACGTTGCTTCCGAACACCGTGCTTGACGGGGATGTATTCAAGATAACCAATAGCGAAACGGGCGTCAATGAGGCACATGGGGCAGAAGTCGTAACAACGGCTGGTAACAATACCGTGGTTGTGTGTGCTAACGCCGCGTGGACAAACGAAGCGTCGAAGTGGTATCACTTCATTTCTTATCCTACGCGGACGGCCTTCGCCCTGATTTCCCAGGACGTGAATCTTGCGGAGTTGGATTTTGGGGACGGCTTCTGGCTTCCGAACCTTACGCTGGAAACGCTGTCTAGTTCGGCCAAGGTTTATATCTACGTTTGACGGCCACGGTTTACTATGACCAATCCTCAGATGTTGGCCCCTACCGAACCGTATCCGCGCAAGGATTGTCAGAATGAACGGTACTATTCCTGCGTCATGTGTGAGCCGGAGCTTACTTATTACGAGTTACGGTTTGATGCGGGGACGGTCGAGGCGACGGTTGGGGAAACGATTACCGGGGTTACGTCGGGGGATACTGGGGTTGTTGTATCGACGACGCTTGAAACGGGGACGTATGGTAGGCTCGGGGATGCGGCGGGGACGCTAGAGTTGTCCGGCGTAACGGGGGCATCGGATAGCCTTGCGTTCGAGGACAACGAGTCTTTAACCGGGAGTTCAACGTTTCGGGGAACGGCCAACTATCAGGCGATCGAGAAGAAGTACGGTTTGAAGTATCCAGAACGGGATATGGTCGAAAAAGACGGGAAACGCTACTGTCATTTTCATTTTATGCTCAGATTCAGAAAGAAAGACATCGACGCGGACAGATTAGAAATTGACGAGGAGACAGAGCATTGAAATTCCATCCCAGGCCGGGGCGTTGCTACGCCATTCTTGATGCGGTTGAAGCGAAGAAGATGGGGAGTATCTACATTCCAGATATGCACTCTCAGCAGACGAGAATCGGGACTATCGTTGAAGTTGGTGACGGGGTTGATGGGCTAAAGGCTGGCGACAGGATTCTGGTTTCGTATGCGGTCGGGGTAGTGGTTGACCTACCGGAACTGCACTCTGGAAACGGGGCGGAGGGCGGGGGCCAGGACATCCACCGGATTTACGTGCCTAGCGAGATTCTTGCCATCGTCGAGGAGTAAGGGAGTAGTGGCAAATGGGAAGCACAACGTTCAGCGATATGAAGACGCGACTGAAGTTACGCTTTGGCAATTCAGACTCATGGGATTCTTATTACGGAACGTGGTGTAACTCTGCATATGGTCAACTAGTCAACCGGGATAAGATTACCCCGGATGATCGGAAGCGGCTTTACTTTCCAGAACTCATAACGTCAACGTCGTCGTCCACCTCCGACGGGACGGCCTACGTGTCAACGCCGTCTGACTGTTTGGTGGTGTACGAGGTCTTTGACGATACGAGTAATGTTCGGTTGGATTGGATTCCGTTTCGGGACTACTTGGCCAAGACCGACCGGGACACGACAACGGCGGAAGATTCCCCGGAGAAGTGGACAAGAAGCGGGTCATATATCTACGTGTATCCTACGCCGGACTCGACCTACTCGTTGACCATCTACTACCGGAAGCGTCCGACGGCCCTGTCTGCTGACGCCGACGTTACGGCTATCGGGGCGGAGTGGGACGACGTAATTTTAGAACTCGCCTATTCCATCGGAAGAATGTGGGCAGGAGAAATAGAGAAGTCCGAATACTCAATGAAGTTGGCGGAGAAGATGATGAGCCAAATCTCCGGGTTGTATGACGCCGAGGAGAAGGCGCGGCGGGAGAAGATTCGCCCGGAGGCCTCGACTCTTGATCGTGGGAGTACCTATTGATGTCAGAAATCAAGGTGAAGGTCAAGGAGTCTTGGAAGATTGAGAAGTACCGGAACGAGGAGATTATCGAATGGGTGAGCAAAGAGTTTGAGACGGACGCGGAGAGAATCGCGGCCTTCGCTATGTTCGCCCATATCTGCAATAAGTATCCCTACGCGGCTGAATACCTGCGGGGGCGTTTAGTTGAGAGCGAAGAAATACAGGGGGAGGAATAATCCATGTCGATCACCAACGCGGCACTTGCGGTAATCAGCGGATTAGTCGGGAACGTGGACACGCAGACGGCGTTCACGTATGTCGCCAACGGATCGGGAAGCACGGCGGCGGCGGCCTCGCAAACGGCCCTCGTTAGCGAGAACGCCAACACCTACGGGTTTGGACGGGCGGCGGCTACCGTTACCCGACAGACCACCACGCAGACAAACGACACCGTGCAGTTCTACAAACTGTGGACGGCGACCGGAAGCGTGACGGTTCGGGAAGTCGGGGTGTTTAACGCCTCGTCCTCCGGAACCATGCTTGCCAGAACGGTCCTTGCCGCCGACAAGTCAATCTCCAGCGGCGAGACTTTCGCCCTGACCTACAAAGTTGCCTTCGCTTAATAGGGGCCGCGCTCATGGCCCGTCAAAGGTATTCGATTTCGCCTATCGCTATGGGTATCAGTTCGTCTAGTCCCGAACTGTTTACGGGAAACGGATACTCAGCAAATGTAGTCAACGGGCGAATTGAACAGAACAGTTTTGTAAGTCGGTGGGGGTATGTCACCGATCGGACGCTGGAGAGTGGTCCGGTCTATGTCATCTGCAAATATGACAAGATCGACGGGTCTAGAAATACCCTGTATTTGACCGATACCGACCTTTGCGCTAAGGAAATTGGGGTCGGGGAAACCTATTCCTATAAGACCGAGACATATACGGACGGGTCTATTTCCGGGCTGTCCGGGGACAAGCTGACGGTGACGGGGAACGGGAGTACGGACTTTGTGACGGCGGGGATTGCGGCCGGGGACAAGTTCATTATTGACGCTGACCACTCGGCCAAGGTCGAGCCTGATGCTAATTGGGCCACGGTCGCCTCGGTAACGGACCTGCACACGATTGTTCTGTCTGCGGCGTACACCGGATCGGCCGCGTCCGGTTCGTATAAGATTCGCAAGGTTTACTCCGTTCCCGATAACGAGCGGTGGTCGTGGTGCATCATCAACGATATCTTCTGTTTTACGAACGGGGATGTCGGGGTTCACTATTGGGACGGGAGCGGGTATGCGACATCGTTGGACGAGGACAACGCAAGCAAGGCCAGATATGCCATCGAGTACGGTAACAGGCTGGTTCTTGCGGACACGTACATATCTAGTCTGCGGCGTCCGTGTACGTTGAAGTGGTCGGACGAGAATGATCCTACGACATGGGACGGGATAACCGCCGGGGAGAACGACTTTCAGGATACCGAGAATTTCATAACGGGGCTTGGGAAGGTCGGGAGTTCTCTGGTTGTGTACCGGCGGGACAATATTGTTCTCGGCAATCGGACGGGAGTAGCGACCGCTCCGTTCTCTTTCCCGACAATCAAGAAGGGAATCGGGTGTGTTGCTCCGTATTCGATTGTGGATTTTGGGGGAACGAACGCATGGCTAGGGCGGGACGATTTCTACATGATGAACGGGGAGACTCCCGAGGCCATTGGCGGGGAGATTCGGAACGCCTTCTTTGACGGACTCGGATATACGGAAATGGAGAACGTGTGGGGGGGCGTGAACTATAACTTAAACGAGGTGATGTGGGTAGCAAATAAGAATGACGGGCGAAAGGTGTACGTTTGGAACTACAAGATAAACCAATGGTACATCTACGACTTAGCAATTAACGAGAGCGCGTTCGGAATGGGCGTCATTACGTGAGGCGGTGAAACATGGCCCTTGATACACCAACCGGATTCACGGCGGTTGCCAACGGCGAGAATAATCTTCTTACCTGGGACCACTACGCCGGAACGCCGGGGACTGTTCTTGAGGTTGAGGGATATAACTCCGTTGTGGGATGGACGTGGCTTGCAGATGTTGACGACGCCTATGATTCTTACGAACACACGACGGACGGGTTTGATATTTTCGATTCGTCCTATTGGGGGTTGCAGACTCTATACCGCATTCGGGCGCGTGACGCCCTGATGCCAACCCCAAATTATTCTGAATACACGCACTCCGCAGATGCGGGAGAAAGATACGGGGCGGCTCCGACGGAAACGGTTGTTGCGTCAGACTCCACTACCGGATATCAGGGGTGGGCGACGACGGCCACGGAAACCGTCGTCATGGCCGATGCCGAGTCTGATGTCAGCGGGTACGGCCACGTAGCCACGGAAACTATTTCCATTTCGGAAACAGTCACCGGATACGGTAACTATGTCAGTTCCCCGACCGAAACCGTGACGCTATCAGAGGACGTTGACTCTACCGTTACCTGGGTTGTGGTCGCCACGGAAACCGTTACCGGGTCCGACCACGTTGACTACGTTCTCTCCGTGTCGTCTAACTTTAGATACTATTGGGGAAGCGACGAAGGGGTTGTCTATTTATATGATCCAGCCTATGAGGGTGACGGATCGGATACGATTACAGCCAAATGGGAGACACCAGAAACAGACCTGGGGCTTCCCGATCAGTTCAAGACGGTCTATCGGGCGTCTCTAAAGTATGTGGACAAGGCTTCGTCAACTCCGATATCGGTATCCATTTCGACAAATGGCGGGGCGACGTGGACGGGCTTATCAAAGGAAATAGGAACCGGAGACGGAAAGACGCACACCAAAGATTATCACTTTGTTACAAGCGGGGAGTATTTCAAGTTTAAGGTTGAGTACGCTTCGGCAACAAAGAAATTCCAGATTATCGGGCTAGACGTTGACTTTGAGCCGTGCGGCCCGGCCATGGAAACGGCATAGTCTTAACAGGGGGAATCGTGGGAATTGATAGGGTACGCTCTTGGCCTTATCCGGCAACGTCTATCAAGGATAAGGCGACTCGGGATTATTTAATCTCGCTGTATAACGCATTGAGCGATGAAAGCAGGTCCGGCATTACCGACGCCCAGGCTATTTTAGATGGAGTTGAGAGCGACTATATCCCGTTAATCTCGTCACCGGCGACGAACCACTTCCCGTATCAGACTGCGGCGGGGGCATTGATAGACTCTGGATATGACGCCGCAGACTTTGCCACGGACGACCACAACCACGACTCGGCGTATATCTCGATTATTGCGTCCCCGGAAACCAATCATTTCCCATACCAGACGGCGGGGGGAGAACTTACCGATTCTGGATACGATGCGGCTGATTTTGCGACCGCCGGACACAATCACGACTCGGCGTACATTTCCATTATTGCGTCCCCGGAAACCAATCATTTCCCATACCAGACGGCGGGGGGAGAACTTACCGATTCTGGATACGATGCGGCTGATTTTGCGACCGCCGGA